CTCGTGGTTTATGCTGCCGCCGACGGGACACCGACCTCCTTTTTTCTTCCTCGAACCGCAGACCCAAAACTCCATGAAGCCCCGGTCAGTACGCTTGTTGTGCATATAGCTTTGACCGCAGTGCGGGCATTTCAGCATTCCCGAAAAGCAGGTGAGGTTCAGGCTCTTGTTCGCCCTCGGTCCCAGTTCTTTTCGCCGAGCAATCTCCGACTGTACATAGTCAAATGTCTTCTTGTCGATGATTGCGGGATGCGTATTCTCCACATAGTATTGCGGAAGCTGTCCCTTATTCTTTTTCCGCTGCTTTGAAATGGGATCGGAAATGAACTCTTTCTGCAGGAGAAGGTTTCCCGTGTAGGTCACGTTCGTGAGAACCACCTTGATGTTGGAATCCACCCAGTGGCATCCTTCTCTTGTTGTGATGCCCTCGGCGGCGAACTCTCGCTCTGTCTCCAGTCTCGACTTGCCGTCCAGGAAGTTTTGGAAAATCCTTCTCACGACCTCCGCTTCCTCTGGCACGATGATCAGTTCATCGCCCTCCCAGCGGTAGCCGTACACCCGGAAATGTCCGTTCGGTATCCCTTTCTCGAACCGTTTTCTGATGCCCCATTTGCAGTTCTCCGAAAGGCTCCGGCTCTCTTCCTGCGCGAAGGATGCGAGGATGGTCAGCATCAACTCGCCGTCACCGCTCATGGAATTGATGTGTTCTTTCTCGAACCGCACCTCCACGCCGATATCCTTCAAGTGCCGCACCGTCTCCAGCAAGTCCACCGTGTTCCTGGCGAACCGCTGGATTGATTTCGTAAGGATGATGTCGATCTCGCCGTTGTCGGCGGCTTCGATCATGCGCTTGAACTCATCGCGCTTGGCTATCCCCGTGCCGGAGATTCCATCGTCCGCGAACACGCCTGCGTACTGCCAGTCTGGATTTTTCTGTATCAGGGAACTGTAGTAGCTGATCTGTGCGGAGAGGGAATGGTTCATGCGTTCCGATTCCATCGAGATGCGGGCATAGGCAGCGACTTTTTTCTTCGTTTTTATGGTCGGCACTGCCTGTTCGACCCTTGTGATTTTTGCCATGAAATCACTCCTTTCCGACACTATACATCACTCTTTACGCCCCGGAAGTCAACGATATATCCGAGAATAATGTGCCGAAAACTGGCTTATATTTCTCAAGGAAAATTGTATCAATCTGACGATACTCCTCCTCTGAAATAATGCCCTCTTCGAGCATCTTTCTGGCAAGGTGCATGGTGGTCTGATAGAGCTTTTCGTTGCGGAATTCTTCTTTACTCATCGCCGTCACCACCTTTGAAACGGTCGGCGATGTAGCACTCATGGCTGCAATACTTCCTGCGCCTGTCCCCGTAGATGTGAAACTCCTTACCGCAGCGTGGGCATCTGAAATCATAGACCGCTTTCCGCTTCACCTGGTCGAGATGGCTGTTCCACCACTCGTTTCGGCACTTGTCGCAGCAGAAGCGTTTTTTCTTCCGCTTGGCGATCTGCTGAATCTCTCGGCCGCAATTCTCGCAGGCCGTTGTTTCCCCGGTGAGGATAACGGAAGGCACAGCTGTCGTGTCCCCGTTGATATCGTTCCTTCGACAGAAAGACTTTACTGTGTTCACCGAAATGCCAATCGTCTGGGCAATCTTGCCATAGCCGTTTCCAGCCGCACGGAGTTTGATGATTTGTGCTTTCTGATTATCGGTCATATTCTCTCGGCTCCTTCCGAGGGATAGGTCTTGTGGTATCTCCCTCACTCACTACCGAGAAATTCAACCCCCACCGTTACGGCATAAAAAAGCGGCCTGTAGGCTCTCCAAAGAGAAACCCACAGGCCATACCTGTTCCGAAAAAACCTTTATTTTCAACAGTCGGAACACGAGGAACACGAAAAATCCTATTACAACATAGATTTCGGGAACGAAAATAGAGTATATAAAAATGTGTATTATATACGGAGAGATAGGAATTTGCTGTTCCTATGTGTTCTCGTGTTCCGATTAAATCCTCGTGGCGAAGTCTAAGCTGATCCATCCCACGCCGCTTTTCAGCCGTCCCCAGCCTGCGGTCGAGCCTTTGCCGGACTTCACCTCCACGATGGTGTAGATGCCGACGGGAATGAACTGTGTCCTGTCGTAATCCGTCCCCGGTCCTTTGCGGATGTTAAGGTCGGAGATGCTGACCTTCGCAAGGAAGGGAACATCAGCCGATGCCGCCGGAGCAGTTGTTTTCGGTGTGTAGATGTTTACACCGTCCACATCGAAAACACTATATCCCGGATTGGCGTCCGCGCACTTCTTGGCGTTTTCCAGAATCTTGAACGCGCCTTTCTGCGACTTGGAATCCGCCCATGTCTTACGGACGCGGTACCACGCGATTGGCGTTTCGGATTCCTTCACATCGTACTGCGTGAGGTTCCACCGCTCGATGATGGAGCAGAGGTTCTCCACATAGGTAAGGCTCGTGGCATAGCCGCCGTCCTTGATGATCTGCACGGCTTTCTTGTAGTCCGTGCAGCCCTTCAGTCCCTCATAGCGTAGCTTGCTGCCGTTCTTCGCGCCGAGCAGATAAGCGGAATGGTCTGCGATGGAATCCTCCACGCACGGATACCTTCGGAAGTCCGCCGTGATCGTCTCGTAGCTGCCGTCCGTATGCTGCTCCTTCGTCTGCTTGGTGTACTTGCTCTTTCCGTCCCAGGTCGAACCGCTCCAGGTGTTGCCGGAGAGGGAGCATTTCATGCCGAACAAGTTATTTGCGTTCTGCGCCAGTTCGGATTTGCCGTAGCCGGATTCGAGGATGAACTGCGCCATCGAAACCGATGCAAGGATGCCCGTTTTCTTCTGATCGGCGGTAAACAATGTCCCCACACTCTTTACAACATCAGCCTCGGAAAGCCCGGAAAAGGCAGAAGCCTGTGTTCCCTGTGTAGTTGTGGGACCATCGGAACCATCGGTACCACTACCGAGAGCCGCCGTGACCTTCTCGGCAAGATCGCCCATCCTGGCAAACATCCAGTTGCCGGGACAGCTTTTGTTTGCGAACCACCGATGGACGGTCAGGATCATCTCGCCGGATTTCGGCTCATAGTTAAGCGTCTTGTCCTTATCGCCGAACCACAGCAGCTTGTTCTTGCCATTACGCTGGCAGATGTCCACGCACAGCTTGATAAGCGTCTGATAAACGATGTCGCGGAACGCATACGGCTCCGTGGTGTCGGACGCGCACTCGATGGTGATCGCTCTTTGGTCATTCGCGCTTGAGGAAGAACACCAGGAGCGGTTCTTCTCCTCAACATACATCCCGATGCGGCCGTCCTTATCAATACCGTAATTGCTGGACGCTTTCGTGGAGGTTTTTTCAAACCACTCGCCAAGTCCCTCCGCCGTACACTGACCCACGACACAGTGGGGAGTGATGCGGTCAATGGAATGCGTCCGCTGCCCGGAATGATTCGGGCTGAGTCTTGTATAAGCCACCATAGGGCTGTTCGTGTAAGCCATTACTCGTCACCGTCCTTTCCATCGGTTTCGCGGTCGTGGAGCTGCTCCAGCACCGCCTTCAGCTTTTCGGGGATGGGCAGACCCAGGTGCGCGGCGTTCTCCGTAAGGCTCACGCCCTCATTGGAGATGTAAAAGAAAATGACCGCCGTGCGCAGGACGCTGCCCGTGCCGATGACCTGCACATCGAGGATGTTGGCGATCCCCACGAGCAGGAAAATAAGCACCTTGCGGCAGATGCCCTTGAAGCCCACCTCGCTTGAGAGCTTCTTGTCTGCAACGGCGCACATGATGCCCGTGATGTAGTCGATCGCCACGAAAGCCACGAGAGCGATGAGCAGACCGTCACAGCCGCCGAGGAAGTAGCCGAGCCATCCTCCGATTGCCGCGAAGATCACCTGAATCGTGTTCCAGAACTCTTTCATAAGATTTGTCCTCCTTTGCGTTTTTGGTATGAAAAAAGCGACTGCCCGTAAGCAATCGCCGTTTTCCGAAAGATAGTGTGTCGTATTGTGTTATATTGTCATACCTGTTTCGGCAGCCACTCCCACAGCCGCAAATCCTCCTGACCAAGGGACCACATACACATCCCCCGGAGCTTCCACCGATAAGCCGCCTCGTTCGCCCAATAGACGAGGGAGTCCACGTCCTGGTAATAGAGGATGGAGAATCCGTCCGCATCGCCGAGGAACAGCCGCGATATCCAGATGTTGATGTCCACGGGTATGACCGATGCCTGGTAGTCGTTGCCGCAGGAAAGCGAGAGCATATCGTCCGAATGGAAGAAGTCGTAGTCCATCGAAATGTCCTCGCTCCTCGTGGATGATTCCTCCACGTCAGCCGTCAGCGTGAACACCTGGAACTCGCTGTCCCATGTGCAGTTGCTCCTGCTGATACGCCCGTAGGATTTCTGCGTCCCGTCCGGCATGACCACATCGAACCGCTCATACGGCTCGTATGTCCAGGCGTCCCCCAGGCGCATCAGTTCGCAGACCGTCCGGTTGTCGGAGCGGTACCCCGCGTAGCCGCCGGAGAAGCCGCTGACCGTTGCCGTGAACCGCAGCGTATAGGAAGAGCCGGAATAGACGCGCACCCTGTTCCCACGGATACGCATTTCTACCGTGTACATATTCGGATCGTCACGAAGGTCGGCGTTCGGCGTCCGCAGTATCTCTTGGTTGTAGCTGCCGAGGAGCGTGGAGCCGTTGTATAGTTCCACCGCCTGACTGTCGTAATTGAGACAGCAGAACAGGTTACCGCAGAACACGCCCGCCCGTCCGCTGCCGTTTGCCGGGAACGCCAGCCTTGCACGGAGGTGGATGTCCGAGAAGCCGTCATACTGCCACGCAAGCTGACCCTTGCCGTCAAGCTGGGAGTATACGCGCTCCGTGGAGTATTCCTCCGACCGCCACACCTCGAAGGAGCCGGACAGGATTTTCCAGTAGTTCGTCTCCAGTACGCCGTAGTCCCGGAAGTCCTCGTACCACACGAGAGCCGAGTCGGGCTTTCTGCGGAGCATTTCAAGCGTGAGACGGAAACCACGGTCGGGACCGACCATGTTGCCTTCCACATCCTTGAACTGTCTCGGTGAGAAGGAATAGGTCGCTTCTCCCGCTGACGGCGCTTCTGAAAAAGACGAACAGACGCGGAAACCGTAAAACTGAACGCCCTTCACATCGACAGAAATCTTCAGCGTATGCGTTCCTGCCGAAAGACTCACGCCGCTTGCAAGCGAAGTCCAGAAGGTGCTTCTCCAGTACGGCCACCACAGGCGGTTTTCCGAATAGTACGTGGTCGCTCCGTCCAGCGACACATAGATGCCGTTCTTGTCCCAGAAGGGATAACAGAGCCGCACCGCTACATCATAAGTCCCCGCCGTGCTTATGTTAAAACTGTATGTGACCGAGCCTTCATCTCCGAGCGTAGCAATGCCGTTCTCAATGGACACAATGCCGGATGCGCCGGTGTAGTTGCCGCCGTCATGGTCGATGATGATATTTTCAAACTCGGTTTTCTGCTGCTTGCCGTATGCGGTCAGATAATGCCTGCCGTTATATGTCCCGCTCATCTGCGGATAGGAATAGCTGTCCGCGTCCCGTCCTTCCATGTAGTCGTACACATGAGGGAGCGCCCACGGCACTTTGTTGTTATCGTCCCAATATCCCACGAACGGGATGAACGGCTGCGGCGGCTCGTCATCCGTGAAGTTATACACGCCTTTCAGCCAGTTCTGCGCGGCGTAGTAGGTCTGCGAGGTGCCGCGATAAGTCTTGCCAATGTTGGATGGCAGGTCATATATTTGCCAGTTCCAGCCGTAGGCGGGCATTCCGAGGAACACCTTCTCGGTATCCATGACCTCGGACGCATAGTCGTAGATGCCCTCAAGCCAGGAACGCGGGGAAACCGGTCCCGGCGCGGAGCCTGCCCACGCCATGCCGTAGCTCATGATGGACGCGGTATCGCAGTAACGGTTAAGGTCTGCGTACACGCACCAGTTCTCGCCGCCGACCGAGCCGTTGACGCTCGTCATACCCGGCAGGCAGATGTTCATCATCTTGGAGGGATCGTAGGCTTTGACCGTGTTGTAGATATTACGGAACATCGCTGTGGATTCCTCGTGCGTGGAATACCCATCGCCTTTTTCAAGATCGATGTCGATGCCGTCACACCACGGATATTTCTGCATAATGCGGACGATCTCCG